ATACATTACCAGGTATGTTTTGAACTGTACCAGAATTACCAATTCCAGTTTCACCATCTCCATCAGTGGTTCTAACCTGTATATTCATGGCGTCACGATACTCTCCATTAGGAACAATTCTCTCGTCAAGATCTTTGTTCATTTTACCAGTGGTAAAATTATGCTTAATCTCTGGCATATACTATTATTTTATTTGTTTAGACTTGTTTCTAAAAATTTGAATTATTTCATTTGGCTTTATATTTGACAACCTTAATTTAGCATTTCTTTTTGAAGCTCTTTTATCTTGCTTGTATCTTCTTATAGCGTACTCTGGAACATTTTGCCTAGTTGACATAATGTCACACAATATTGATTTGTACATGGCTTCTTCTGCAAATTTATGCACTTGCATTTCTTCATCAGTTCCAAGGCTATCACTTATATAATCTAAAATTATAGTTTTACCACTAATAGTAGAACTAAAATTTATTTGTCCTTTTAAGTTGTCAATATAAAAACTACCATTTTCTTGTGCGTGCTCTGGAGATAAGCCGTATCTTCTACCTTCGTTTAAATGTAAGTTTCTTTCTTGATCGTAGCTATAAGAATCATTTGTGCTGTTAGAGCTTGATTTGTAACTATCCCAAGCAGAAGAATCTTTTCCTAATGGATCTCTATGCTGTAGAGTGTCTGGCGCAACGTTGTTTTTACAATTAACAGATTTTATTAAGTTTTTTATAGGTGTAGCTGTTGGCGAAGTACCTTGAGTTAAATTGGCAAAACCTGCCGCTCCTTGAAACTGTACTCTACTTGTTATCATAAAATAAAGAAAATCATATTGAGCAACGTTTAAAGTTTTTTCTTTTAAAGTGTCAGTTCCAGCTTCAGCAGAACCCCACTCTAAGTATGCTAAAGATTGAATTTTAACTTTAAGGTTTTTACTTAAAAAATTAGGTGAATTTTCCTGATATTGAGTACCCCTGTCTCTTATATTGTTTTGCCCTGGTGTTTCTTGTATTGCAACAACAACTTCTCCCGCGTCTTGGTTAGTATCTGAAACAGCAACATTAACAGTTGCTCCAAAATCTAAAAACTCCATATCTCTAACATCTATTCTGTGCCATGCAGCTAAAATTTTACCAGAGTACACCACTCCAATACCGTCAACAAGTGGATCTGGTGTTTGGGTAACATTTGATCTTTTTGTTGGTACCGATGTGTGACTAAATTCTAAACTACCATTAGAAGAATTTATTTTCATACCACCAGTGTAATTAAAAGTATGAGCTCCAGCGGTTAAACCGTTGACTCCAATTACTGCTTCGTTTTTTACATTTAAATTTAATGATGTTTTTTTCCATTGAATAGGAAGTGGTGTTTTATCAAAAGAAGAATCTGTTACTAATTGCAAATCATCAGGAAAGTCATAAGAGCCATCATCTTCTTGAAGTATTGAAAATGGATTAGAAGTGTGCTTAGTAGGATAAATAGGGTGTTTTATACCTTTTGTATCTACCCAAGAAACCTGAGTGTAATTAACATAGTCATGAGGAAGTATCATTTTAAGAGACGGTGGTAAAACTATTTCTTGAGACTTAACGGATTTAAAAGTGTCAAAAGAAAATTCTTGCATAGCTCTCATTGCGTGAAAAGCAACATCGGTTCTTTTTACTTTTGGTATTATTTTACTTTCTCCAACATAGGCAATTTGAAACTGAGTTATAATATCGTCTAAAGATGTAAATTGATAAGATCCAAATTGTTCGCCATCGTAATAAGCTTTTTGCGTTGTGTTATCTAGTAATCCCATTTATTTATTGTTTTTCTTGTTGTACTTTAGCTCCTTCAAGATTTATAGCTGTCTGTATAAGTTGAGGTTTTTCTATTGATATACCAGCTAAAGCTAATATTCTATATACTAGCTCAGACTCTTCAGATGGATGTAGTTCAAAATCTTGAGAGTTTACATCATTTAAAAAGAAAGGCTTGTCTTGAACCATTTGATAATTCCAATTTGGTTTTTCAGGTTTTTTTATATAACTAACTGCCACTTGGTCTATATTACCATCACTAGATGGATAAGGATATACTTTTAATCTATCTTTACCACTATTCGTGTTGTATCTAGTGTATACAGGTCGTTTTTTAGACCACCTTACTAAAGGAGAGCTGCCATACATACTTAGCTCTGTTAATTGTACTTCTTCAGCAACTCTTCTTGTAGGTTCAGTTTGATAACTAACCCTAACCATTGTTAATCTATAAAGATTTGTAAAATCATTGTTTAAATTAATATCACCATTATCACCAACAACATTAGCGGTGTCATCATATATTTCAAATAAACTTATTTTCTCTTCTAAATTATTTACCATATCAGCGTACTCTGTGTTATTACCAGGTACTCTTCTAAACTGATTTAAATCATAAAAATATTGTTCGAAAATTTCTTTTTGGGCGTGGTCAGCAAATAAGTTAAACTCTTGTGGAGTTATATAGCCCCTTTGTTCTTTGTTAGCTAGCGCTAATACTTTTTGATATACTGTATCTATACTTATTGCCATATTTTTTGTTTTGTAGTTTGCGATCGCCCCGAAGAGCGACCGCTCCTACAGTTTGATTATTGTAATTGTTTTTCTATATTTGCATATACCTCCATACCTTCATCAGTTTTAAACCAAGCGGCTAAAGCCGAATATGGATGCTCATCAAAAGGAACATTCATTAACTTTCTATCATTAGAACCCCATAAAAAAGTTCTTTGATCTGAAGATAATTTAAGTATTCCAAGCTCAGTAGCTTTAATACCAAAGTTTCTAAGAACAACATTGTCATCATCAACTAAATCTAAGAATAACTCTGGGTTATTACGAGCAAATACTAGTAAATCTCTTTTAAGTTCTTTAGAGCTAAGCTCTGATACTTTAGAACCAATCTCTACACGCATAATAGCTTCTGCCATATCAATGTCTATATTTTTAGCCGCAACCAAAGCATCTACTTGCATTTCTAATATATCAATTTCCTCAGCAGCTATTTTAGCTGGCTCAAACTCTTCGTATATTTGATCTTTGTGTGGGTGATACAAAGACAATAGTTTTTGTAAAACCGTTTTTTCTTTTGGAACAAATAAACTTCCAGATCTAAAAATTATATGTGATAACCTTTGGTCCCCTTGCATTTCATCAACAAAAACTGTTTTTTGATTTTCACAGTATTTAAGTTCTCTTTCGTAACCTTTTTCTTTGTCAAACCAATATACTCCTGTTGCTCTTAAAGATCTTGATAAAGGCTTTCTACCGCCTTTTAAATTATAAACTCTATCTTTTATTTCCCATTTTGGTTTTACAGGTTCTACTTTTTTTGGTTTTGGAGTTTCCATAACCGGTACTTGTACTTGTGGTTGCTCAGCAACCTTTTTTTCTTTTTTTGCCATAATATAATATATAATAAAATTAATAAAAATAAAAGGACCGAGGCCGAAGCCCCGGTTCTTTTAAAGTAATAAATGCTTATTTCATTAACATGAAATTGTTAGCACCTTGAGTAACTAAACATCTCTCTGATAACATATGGATTTGCATTGCATCTAAAGCAGATGTAGCAGCACCAACAGAACCAGTAGTCCATGTTTTCATTCTTCTATCGTCAGTTTGTGAAGCTCTATATCTAACGTGTAAGAAAGGACGCTTCATGCTTTGACCAACAGTTTGATCATAAACTGAAGAAGTACCAGCTGGAATAATAACCCCTCTAATCGCATTAGCAGTGTTAGCAGCGTTAATACCACCTCTAGTAGCTTTATCGTTTAAGTATCTCATATCTGATTTATAAAAATCGTAAGAACCTCTTCTGAAACCAGAGAAACCTAAATTTAATGCCATATCCTCAGAGTTGTTGAATACACCGTATGATGTACCACCAGCACCGTAAGAATTCATTGAAGCTAACATATCATCCATTGCAAGAGACGTAGCTCTGTTAACAAACATCATGTTTTCTTCAATAGCACCTTGATTATCAAATTCAGCTAAGATAGCATCAAATTCTGCTAAATCAGTAGCAGCATTAACTCCAGTAATACCAGAAGTTAAATTACCTCTTGATTCAATAGCAGCAAATAATCCTTCAGTACCTACAGTACCATCACCAGAAGCAGAACCTACTATAGTGTTAGAACCGTCAAGAACAGAAGAACTGTCATTTAATTCAGACTCTAACATAGCCATTTCTAAGTAATCAGCAAAACGAGCTCTAGTGTCAGACTCAGCTTTTAAATACCATAAGAATCCAGAAGCACCACCTTCAGAAGTAACCTCAACCCAACCAACTCTTGACGAATCAGAACCTGAAACTTCGTAGTAGTCTTTCATTATAATTGGCTTATTAGAAAAAGACTTCATTCTTGGTTCGTTAGCACCTCTAGAATCAGACTGAGTAGTAGCAGCGCCACCATCCATGTATTTTGCTCCTTTACCATACTCAGAACCAAAAACTAATATAGTAGTTGCATTGTCAGTAGTTTGTGCTGTTAAAGCATTAGCTCCTTTATCATAAGGAAGAACATCAATAGTTGCTGCAGCCACAGCTGTAACTAAACACTTAGTAATACCGTTAGCGTCAGATACGATAACCATATCGTTAACTCTAATACCGTGACCATCACTAGAAATAGCGATACCATCAATATCTTTTTGTATTGTGATAACAGAAGCTGCTACACTGTTTACAGTTGCACCACCTCCTGCTGCTACTTTACCTGTGTATGATAAATGTAAACGACCTTGCTCAGACCAAATAACTTGGTCAGCAGTCATCGCTTCTTCAGCCCCAACTTGAGCTAAGAAACCTGAAATAGTTCTCGGTCCGAAAACTTCAGCTTCTTTCTCCATTAGGTCTGGTACGTATTGTTGACCCCATCCACTTGTAGATGAAAGGTCTAGATAGTTTGTAGCTAGTGTTTGCTTTTGTGGAGCTGGAACACTATTCAAACTACCTCCGGGTGTAATTGCCATAATTTTGTAATTTTAAATTGTTATTTATTTTTAATTTTAAACTTAAAATCAGAAGAGTTACTACCTAATACTTTTACCTTCATTCCGCCAGAAACAATTTCTTTATGAGCTCCTCTTGGATCCATGTTTACGTTTTTGGCTTTTGCAATAGTATCTTTTGTTGCGTCAGCTTTTCCTTGTTCATAAAAATGACTAGCAATTGCGTCAGCATTCATAGCTGTATATAACGACTTGTGGTATTCTTTAGCATTTACCAGTGCACCTTTTTTATCGACAAACTTTGTCATAAAGTTAGATAAATCACTTTGTTTTGCTTTTACCTTGTTAGCGTCTTTGACATTGAACCTAAACTTTTTTTCACCGACTTGATATTCAAAACCCTTGAATTTATCGTTAAATAAGTTGTTAGTTTTTTGTTCAAAAACTTTAGTGTTGTTATCTACAACAATTTTAGTTTCTTCCGACTCTTTGTTGTATCTATTAAAAAAATCTACAGCTTTTTGTTGTTCGTTGGTCAACTTTGACCCAGCTTTAATTTCTTCATAGTATTTGGACTTTTGCCCGTCCAGATGGGACTTAGCGTTGGCAACTTGCTCTTTTAACGCTAATTTTTTTCTTCGTATATCTCTTTCTTCGTCAACTTCTTCGTCGTAAGAGAATTGATCTTCCATAAGGAAGTTAATTTCTTCATTATTTAAATGAGGTTTTGTTTGTCTATAGTACTCTAACAATAATGATGTATCATCTAAGTTTGAGTAATCTTGATTAAGTTTAACATAGTCACTTAAATCACCACCAGTGTCTTCCATAAAGTCCATTAATTTCTGAATGTTTTCTGGTAAAGGTTTTCCAGTAGCTTCAGACTCTGCTACAGCTTCTTTTACCTGCTCTTCAACCTCAGTAACCTCTTCTTCGGTAACTTCTTCTAATACTGGTTGTTCTTGTGTTTCTGCCTCCGGCTGTACTTTTTCTTGTTTTTGTGCGGGCTCGGCATCTGCATCGACTGTAGCCACTCCCTCGTCGACAGGGTTATCTTCTGTAGTTTCTTTTTTGGTTTCATTTTCTATTGGTGTGTCTAAGTTGACAACATAGTTGCCATCTTCGTTAACATTTGGTTTTTTAGTTTCTTCAACTGTTTGTTCAGTTGCTTGTGTAGTTTCTTCAACTACATTTTCATTGTTTTCTTCCATAATATAATATAATAATAATTAATAATTGTTATCTAGGGTCAAAAGCCTCTAAATTAAATCCGCCTCCTAGTATATCATTACCTGAAGACTCAAAGTTTTTAGGTGCTTTTCCACTATTTCTTTGCTCAATCATCTCGCTTTGTTGAGTTGCTTGAATTTTTGTTCTTTGATCTTTACGGTCTTCTTTTTCTTTTTCTCTACTACTTAAGTTTTGAGTTTCAGCATTTTTAAGCTGCATACCGTAATTAAACTCAATTTGCATTAATTGTTTTTTATACTCAACTTCTTGTTGCATTTTTTGAGCATCTAACTGCGCTTTCATTTGTTCTAGCTGAATACTGTTTTGAGTTAGCGCTTGCGCTTTTTGTATTTCAACTTGAGCTGCTTGTTGTGATGCTTGAGCATTAGATTGTGTTTGAGCTTGAATATTTTCCATTTGCATCTGTCGATCTGCTTGAGCTTTTTTAGTTCTACGAAGCTTTAATACTTGGTTTGCTACACTCACGTTTTTAATAGCTCTAACGTCAATTGCATCTTCTAAATTTATACTTTGTTGTTGAAGAGCCATCTGTATATTGTTTTCTAACATACCTTTTTCTTCTTCGTCTGGCTGTAACTCTAAAAATATACCAAAATCATATAAGTGTATTTCTTTCATTTCTTCTAACGTGGCAACGTTATGAGCACCAATTGATTGAATAAAAGCGTCTTTTGTTGGTGAATACTCTATAACATCTGATATTCTAAGAGACATACACTCAGCAGTTTGAGCTGTTAAAAACAAACCTGCTTGTAATATATGTCTTGTTGCTGTATTACTATTTGCAGCCGCTAGCTTTTGTACACCTACTAAAGCGTTTTTATCTGGCATACTACCATCTCTAGCTTCGTTAAGCCCGGTAGTATCTCTAATCATTTGTAAGTAATAATTGTAATTACCAATAAGAGCTTGCATTTTATTACCACCACTACCACTTGTTATTTCTTGAATAGGTATTTTACCAGCGTTCATATCACCTTCTTGAGTGTATGATCTACCAATAACAGAACCTGTTTGAAAAAACATGTTTAAAGCTTCTTGTGGATTATAATTAGTTCCATTACCTAAATCAACTTCAGCTAAACCGTCAGCATCTAAGTAAACACCATCTGGAACCATACGTGATAAAACTTGTTGTAGTTTTAAATGCGTAAGTTGTATCATATCAGCAAAACCCGTTATACGACCAACTAAAGATTCTATACGGCCCTCGTATATTCTAGGAGCTACAATAGCGTAATTCATTTTAACTTTAGTAAAATTACTTTTTTCTCTAACCATGTTTTCAGCCAACTCCCACTTTAACATTTTTTTAGTACCAACTATAATAGCACCGTCATAAAGAACTTCTATAGAGTTTTGTAGCTTTCCAAAATCACCATCCATATCTTTAGGTGGATTATAAGCGTCTGTTTTAGGTATAACTTTTGTAGCACCAGTTCCAGTTGTTTTGATTTTATATGTTTGGTTCATGTAAGTTTTATAGTTAAAATATAAAACTTGAACAGTATTGTTATCGTTGTTTTTAGCTAAATTTCTTGTATGGTAATTATTTTTGTTGTGAGTTTTGTTTTTAACAATGTCATTTATATCTTCTTT